TCCTGCATTATCGCAGTCATCGTTCCAAAGATATTACTTATTGAAATTTTTGGTCTAGGTAGAGTGCCTGTTGAACCAAACTCAAAGCCTGAACACTCGATAGGAAATCTTAGATATGAATTACCAGCCCATACAACTTCTCCATTAGCGTTTAGATTTGCACCATTATGGAAACGATATAAAGTATTAGACCCATGCAAAGCAGTACTTAACTGAATAGTAAATAGTTCGATAATCGAGCCAGGATTTATTGATTGTAATGCGGAAACGGGTATTGCCATTAGGGTTCAAATACTTGTTCAAATGTAGCTGTAATCCGATTACGATCAAAAGAAAAAACTTCTTTATTAAAACTTCTACAAATCCATTTGAGAGCAGAGGATTCATCAGGTGCTTGCCAATCGAAAGATGCACCATCTTTGCCTCTTGCCTCTAAAAATGTTTCAATCTCCTCAGCATCTTCATTATCAACATTAAATGTGAGATTCCAAACTTTTGGATCTTGATTTAAACCGAAGCTTGTTCTTTGTTGATAACCATCTCCAAACTGAGTAATTCGTTGTATTGGAGCACTACGTTTTGTAGCAGAGAATTGTGGATTGTAATCAGGGAAAGTAGCCATTATCTTGAAAGTAAACCTCCAGGTCTTTGTTGTTTCAATAGTTCTCCT